ATATGATTTTAGTTGCTAAGGACGAACAAGAACTACAGGCGTTCCGCGATAAGCTCCAAAAGTTAAGGGTGATTGCCTTGGACGAGATGGGCTTTGATCCTTTGGACTGGTCCATCAACCGTAGACAGAAAGATAAAGTGCTTGCGCGAATTGAACAACTATGGGATGAACCCGATTGCACACCGTTGTTTAACGAAATCATTTCCAAGACGCTGTTCGACAAACCAGATATGAGTATGTTGCCGTGTGGACAAACGAGTTATGCCCCGCAAGAAGATAAGGAGCATCTTCCTTGGAAATAAAATATACCGTTTATAATATAATGTCTGGACAACCGTTGAAAGCCCCAAGCGATGCTCAAAAGTATCGGGATGCCTACATGGCAAATCTAAATCTTCAAATTAAGAACAATGATAAAAATCTCCAAGCCAATAAACTACACCAACGTACGGGTGTTCCTGCAACCCAAATTAGCGACTACCGAACAACCAGCGAGAAACTTGCCGATGTTGAGACACTCCGCGCACTAGTACGGACTGAATTGCTTCAAATTGCTGACTCTATCAACGCCCAAGCTATTGTTCAAAAGTTAAGCGTAGATGAGCTTCGTTTCGTCGCCCAGAATATAGATATGATAGTGAGAGACTTAAAGCCTAAAAATAGATTTGGGGTATTAGAGCCTATATTTAGGGCGTATTTAGTAGCTCAGATGAATGCACAGATGAAAGCCGAAGCAAATGTGGCGGGTATCATGTTGGAAAACCGCGGGGTGTCGTCACTTGCTTCATTGAAGCAACTAGAAACAGAGGTAGTTTCTTCTGACGATATTGCTCAAATCCTACAAGTGATAGTGGGTAACATACCATTTCAGGAGCAACTGATATCTATGGCAACTTATGTATCCAAAATGCTATCATTACTTACGCCGCAGTTCTACAAACGTCTAGAGAGTATCCCAGACTATACAGAGCGTGTGGCTGCTTTAGAGCAGGTTGCGATGAGTATTCGCGAACTTCCTTCTAAAAAACAATTGCAAGAACAGGTCGGATTAATAAATATGGCGCGAGGGAATGACAAGGATGAACGAGTTGCTGAACTTATTGAGATGTTGGACGTGCCGTCTTTACAAATGTTAGAAGGAGTTGAACAAGAAGTGCCGAATAAGGCGATTAAGTTTGAAGATCCGCGTATATTTGAGAAAGATTTAACCAAAAAGAAAATGATGGAAATTATAGCTCCTTATGCAGCTAAACATGGACATGATGGATTATTTGCGATGAGTGCATCAAGATTTAACGCATTGAGAGTGGATGAGATGCGTGACGTTATTCGTCGCCGGTTGGAAGTGTTATATCAATTCTATCAGGACGAACTTGTCGAAGAACCCGTACAACCCAAACTTGCAAAATCAGATGTATTCAAACGAACCGCTGCCCCGCCGAGTCGGGAGTATAGTGAGCATACCCAAGCTGTGCAGAAAAGTATCATTAGAATGCGCGAAGAAGATGCACGAAAACAAGCTGGAGATGAACAGTCCGCTATTGCAAAATATAAACAGTTGCAAGGGAGACGAGTATTTGAAGGGTTAAGGCAAAATATTCAACTTAAAAAAGAAGAAAAAGAACAGGCAGAAAAACGACGCTCAGCAGAAGTAGTCCAAGGAGTACTGAAGAAGGTTGGGCGACAGAAAAAGGCAGCCCGTGAGGCAGCCCGTGAACCATTAGTTGAAGGAGTTGGATTCGGTAAATATCTCATACACAGCGACAAGCTTAAAGACGACATTGTGTCAATCCGTACCAAAAAAGGCAGAAATCATCCGCATCTACCGACGAAACGTGTGAGCAAAGGACTTGGCGTAGTTTTAAGGCATATTGCAGGAGGATCCAACCCAAGTTATGACGACCTACATCGGTTGTCAGATGAAGATAGAACTCATCTCTCAGACCTCGTGCGAATTTGCAAGGTTGATGTGTCAGTGCCTGAAGGCAGCGACCGTGAAGATCTACACCAGTTCGAGATATTGCGTGGCGAGCTTGGCGCGGGTCACGATGGGCCAGAATTGATTAAGAAACTCAAGGGGGTTATCATGAGACTCATGAACAAGGGAAGATTGCCGAAAGGACAAGGGAGGGAAATCTTAACTGATCTTGTTGCACTTGGATATTAAAATTGAAAATGATTTAAAGGTTATAAGACATTATAAGATAGTATGCCCAAGACACCAATTGACTACAGCAAAGGTCTCATTTATTCAATCGTTTGTAAAACAGATGAGAAGCTAATATACATCGGATCCACCACCAATTTCACCAAACGGAAAAACCAACATAAAACAGCTTGTCATAATGAAAACATTAAAGATTATAATTACAAAGTATATGTGATGATTCGAGCCAATGGGGGCTGGGATAATTTTGACATGAAACCAGTTAAGGAATACGCATGTGAGAACGCCATTCAACTTGTTATTGAGGAAGAACGAATCAGAAAGGAAATGCAAGCAAATCTCAACGCTCAGAGAGCCTTCAGAACGGAAGAAGAGTTGAAAGCAGACCTAAAAAAACATAATAACGACTCTAAGCATAAGGACTACCTTACAAAATATGTTCAAGATAATAGAGCAATAGTAAATGAAGCAAAACAAAGGTATAATAAAGCAAACAAAGACAAGTCACGACAATACTACCAAGACCATAAAGACGAAATTAAAAAGAAAGAGAGCGAGAGACGTTTAGCCAAAAAAAAATTATCTGCATCTATAGAATAATGAGTGGAGGATATGCACCGCTTGTAGTCAACCCTGGTTCATACAAAATCCAAACGCTAAGCAATTCCATGCAGCCTCCTTTTTTCTTCGGTGGCTCGCAAGTGCCTCTCCAAATAGGTCTTAAGCACGGCACCTACAGTGGAAGCGGTATGGTCATCTCGTCTACAGACCCAACAGTTAACCCTAAAAAACTATACATTCCTAGATAAATTATATTTGATAAGTATATATGAGGACAATTGTATTGAATACACTGAATTTGGTTCAAGACGGGCAAAATAACAAATTAATCTATAAGTTCCCCAACTCTGTTCAGTTCCGTGACAATTATATCGCTGTGCAACAATGTGTCCTTTATTATTCATGGTATAACGTATCCGCAGCTATAGGGAACAATCGATGTTCCTACATTTGGTATTCTGGCGCAACTCAATTAACACGACAGGTTGTAATCCCTGACGGCATTTATGACGTCGCCGCCCTCAATGCATACTTCCAATTTTACTTTTTACAGGTCGGCGATTATCTTGTTAACTCTGCTGGAAATAATGTATTCTATTTTAATTTTGAAATAAATCCATCAGCTTACGCTGTTCAGCTCTGCACCTACCAAGTGCCGACAGCTCTTCCACCAGGTTACACCAACCCCAGTGGGTTCGTCCTACCTACGCAGAAGTTTAATCCTTCTTTCATTTTCGCAGTTGCTACCGTGAATGCTCTAGGACAACAGGTAGGATTGAATACTATCCTCGGCTATCCGTCAGGTTGGTCAAGTGGGTTGAATCTTGGAGGCGCGACAGCTCCCTATTTCAACGCAAATGTAACTCTAGGGAAATATTTCGGGGTAACTTATTCGTATACTTTGGCAACAGGAACTCAAGGGTATTTGTCCAGTACGGCTCCCAATATAACTCCCAATGCAAGTGCCTATATTAGCATTTCAGGGATAAACAATCCTTATGCTTTGCCGTCTAGTATTATTTATTCGGTAACCCCGACGAATGGAATCGGGCGCGTCATCTTAAGTGAACCTCCGCAGTTCTCATGGAACAGATTGATTGATGGTAATTATAATCAGCTTACGGTCACGATTCTAGGCGTTGATTTACAGCCACTTTTGATTAATGATCCATCCATTTCAATTATGCTTACCATTCGTGATGGTACTGAGAGTTTTACTTCAAAATAAATTAATTTCCATTTTATTATTTGTATAAATATAATGGAAACGATAAGCGATGGCTTCTTGGATAACATCTATAACCAGTTCGCGCACGAGCAATCAAGGATATTGAACAATATGAAAAGTAACCCAGAGTCGTTTAAGCAAAATGAGAAATTACATAGCCATATAGGGACAATTATGAAAGATGTGATAAAATATAAAATGCTTCTTCAAAAAATAAGAATATCTGCTTAGTGTATAATGACGCATAAAGTTGTAATGCCCTCGGTGTCTTCAGGCATCTACAGAACCAGCGATCGGAAACGCTATGGCGGAGGACTACGGGAGATTTTTGAGAAACAGGAAGTCAAGGGCAAAGGTATGGGAAGCATTCTTTTAGGAGGAGTGGGGGCAGCCTCTTCCTACGAATCGGTCGATGACTATAGAAAAACCCTAGGCGCTGGATTAAAATCTAAGGTGATGAGTCTAAAACCTAAGCGTCACAATATTCATTTTGATATGTGAAATTTTTTATCTTTCGGTATGATATAACATGGCCGACAAACTCGTTTTTGATTTGAGCAGTGAGGTTGAAGGTTCGCCCCAAGTATTCGTCCGCAAGGATTGGGTCAAGATATTGGACAACATGAACACCAACTACAATTCCAACCAGACCATCATTGATACTTCGCAGTTGTCGAACTCTAATAAATTTTTTTCATACCGTGAGGCTTACCTCATGATGCCCCTTCTGTTGACCCTTACTGGTCCTGCTCGGGCGGCAAACGCTGGGTTCGCGCCTAACACAGCCGCAACATCTGTGGATTACGCTATGGGGTTCAAGAACTGGTTCGGCACGATGATCCACAGCATGACACTCGACATGAATGGAACTACTATCGTTCAACAGACCCCCTTTATTAACATGGTGAACTCGTTTCGCCTTCTCACAACTCTCTCTCTCAATGATGTAGTAACACAGGGGGCATCCATTGGTTTCTACCCCGATAACGCTACCGCATTCAGCGTGAATGCATTTGGGCTTGCAAATGGGGCTGCCGCCACTTCGGTACAGGGCGCAGGGGTATGCAATAACAGTATATTTCCATGCCTTCCCCTTAAATCGGTCAATGGTGTTGCAATTGGTGTAGAATCATCTGCTGTTGTAGCGAGTCAATTTGCATCTTATGACAGTGACGACGGCAACATTGGTCTCGTCAAGCGCATTCAATTTATTAATTTGGACCCTGACGGTATTGTCGGATCGCAAGGGTTGACGGATGCTCTTGCTCCAGTCCCAACTACAACCACAACTTACCAGCAAATTATAGCAGGTGGAGCAGTTGGTTCATCGACTGGTCTACGCAATCTTTGGAAGTCGCATATTACTACCAAACTCAACGGTGGAGCGGGAGGGAGTTCGATGCTACAGATTTCTGTCTCTGCTATTGTGTATCTCAAGCACATGCACCCATTTTTCTCAATGATCCCTCTCCTCAAGGGAACATTTTTTAAGATGACTTGCTTCCTCAATAACACTTCGGTAACTGAAACCATTAGTGGTCGTGTAATTCCTAACCCTCCCGATAACACTGCACGCACTGGTCTTGCACAGCTTACCTCCGTCACTAACGCTGTAGGCGGCGTCTGTCCGATGATGCTCACAGGAACATCAGCATCAGGTGGTGGTTGTTTCAATCTTGGTAACGGAGCATACATCGCATCCATGTTCGTTGGTGCTACATGCCTCAACGCGACACAGAACGCGGTGTCTGCCACCGGAGGTCTTCTATCTCGGTCTGTATATCTATATGCCCCATCCTACACCTTTAACCCTGTGTTTGAATCGGCATACCTCTCGGCTCCAGTCAAGACGATTAATTACACCGATTACTACCAGTATCAGGTCTCGGGTGTTGCTCCTTCGCAGCCTTTCAACAATCTCATTACGAACGGTATCGCCAATATTAAGTCGGTGCTTATTATCCCTTACCTGTCGTCGTCAACGGGTAGCGCACAAGCCCCTGGAACGAGCTTCTGTGGTCTTCCTGCTGGTGTCGCTCAGTACCAGTCTCCGTATGATCCCGCGGGCAGTGGCTCAACTGCTCCGTTTGCTCTCTTCACTCAGTTCAATGTGGTCATCAGTGGTCAGAACGCCATCTACAACACCGAACAGTATGCGTTTGAGCATTTCGCGAACCAATTCAAGGGCTGCAATAGCGTAAACGGCGACCTCACTGATGGTCTCACTTCGGGTCTCATCGGTCAACTTGACTGGGAGTCTTCGCAGTGCTTCTACTACACCAATGTTGGTCGTCAGCTTCCAGTTGAGGAAGCCGTTCCAAAGTCGGTTCAGATTCAGGGCATCAACCAGTCTCAATTCACTCTCGACCTCTTTGTGTTTATTGAATACGGATGCTCCCTCTCGGTCGACGTACTCAGCGGTGCGCGTGTATAGAGAACCTAAAATACAATTGAAATCTATTTAAAGATATCGCCCATACTATATTATAATGACTACATGGGTACAAACAACCGAAACTTACCTGACGACGAATAATTTTGAAGATATGAAACGATATGATTCATATATGATAAATCGCAAGGGAGAAGTATGGAGTAAAGTATATCAAAAAGTTATGAAACCACAAGTCAAACAATTATACTTGTATATGGATTTAACCCAAGATAAAATCAAACATAAAGAATATATCCATCGTCTTTTAGGTATTCAGTACATTGACAATCCCGACAATCTTCCCGAGATTGATCACATTGACCGTAACCGAACCAACAATTCATTGGAAAATCTGCGATGGGTAGATAAGAAAACCCAGATGAATAATAAAACGAATAACATTGCTCTAAAAACCGAAGAGGAACAAGTTCAACGTATTGAGGACATAACTGAATACAAACGAGTTTGGGCAGAGAAAAATCGCCGAGAGAAAGGTGTAAAACCCAAGACAAGAATGACAGACGAAGAACAAGCGAAACGCAGGCATGAATTGCGGATAGTAAGAGAAGCAGAAATGCCAGATGAGGAACGGGCTGAGTTGAACAAGAAGAGACGAGAAAATCGTCCAGAACAAACTGAAGAGCAGAAGAGTGCAGCAAGAGAACGAGCGCGAAAACAACGCGAAAATAGAAAGGCAGACCCCGAACAAGTTATCAAAAACCGCGAATATCAAAAGGTAAAAGCCCAAGAAAAGAGAGATAAAATGAAAGCAATGTCCGCAAAAGAATAAAAATAATCTTCACTACATATATATGCATGTATTGAAAATTAAGAAACCAACTGTTACCCAATTGAAAAAACTATTGGCTGGTAAAGAAGTACGACTTGTTAGAGGAAGAGGGTTCCAGCTTATCGTTCATCCTGGTAACTTTGATATCGCATCAGGATCATTCAACCGCGGTATGCCTTCTGTTTTAAAATTGAGTCCAGAGGAAATTGAAATGAATACAGCTCCGTCTCCCGAAGAACATCAAGCAACTGCTGGTATAAAACAAGCAGTACCTGTAGTAGCTCCCGTAGTCAAAGTAGGTGCAGGTATAGGGGGAAAGTTTGTAGGATATACAGGATTAAAAGCACCTCGTATTCCATCTGTTTCTGACATGTTCAGGCATACCATGGAAATGGAAGCACTAGGAGAAGAGACTGGACACAAATATGGTGTTCTGCACAGGGCAGCACTAGGCAATTTGTATGCGAACGAGGCTTCTTCCAAAATGACCGCTACTATGGAAAGAGCCGAACGAGACACGCCTATTGGTCGAGGAATGTGTGGTCGTGGACTTGAGGGGGGTGTTGGTGGCGGCGGTAATTTGCTCGTAAATAACGCCCCACAGGCATTACGGTCACAGCCCTATTCGTCGAGTTTTCAGTTACAGCATACCCTTCCTCCTCAATATCAAAGATTGCATAATTCAGTTTAAAAAAATAATCTACTAATATATAAATGCTTACAAATGATCAATTGGAACGGTTGAGTGATAAGATGGGATTTAAGTTGGCGGGTGTATTTTTCAAAGATGAACTACCTAAGAAGATTGAGTACAACCGAGGATACATCATCAATATGGAGAATAGTGAGGATGATGAAGGAAAACAAAACGATGGTTCACACTGGACGTGTTTTCAAGTCAATAAATACCCAACTGGGTTGATAGAACCTCTCTATTTTGATTCATACGGTCAGCCTCCTCCAGCCGCAGTCATTGAGTTTGTGAAAAGAAACACAGGGAAGCCACTACCTTATTGTAAGACGGATATTCAAAGTATGATGTCAAATGCCTGTGGTTGGTTCTGTTGTGCCTTTTTACATTTCATCAATGTGTTTGAACATCGTTCAAAGGATTTATACCGAGATGCAGACTACTTTTTGGGATTATTTTATGACTTGAGTGATTCAACAGAAATAAAGGGAAACGAGTTCATTCTAAAGCAGTTCTTTGTAAGCAAAGACCCAAGCAAGAGAAGAGCGATTGAAGTGATTGCCGACCCCGAGACGATAACAGGTGGAGTAGAAATTGAAAATGAAATTAAATATGCATCACCTACACCAACATGCAAGTGTTAACTCACCAGAGAAGCAGTTTTGCAAGATTTTCTTTGATGGAATCTCCCTTATGTCTTATGTAATAAAGCCTTCGACGTTCTTCTGCGAATGCTTTTCCGTTTTCTTTAAGATAAATATTAAAGTCTTTGTAGCGAATATCCCCAACAGAAGCAATAAAATCGCCCTTCTTGGTATAAACGTCAATTTTTTTATTCGTTCGCCTAGAGGGTTCAATCTCCAGACCATATTGTTTTGCAATTTTATATGTTTGCTTTGCGATGACATACATATAAAATAGAAATATTATTTATTGAAGTTTATGAACGCTTGATATAATTTGGCGCTACTCCCATACTGCTTCCCATCTGTTTCATGTCCGCAGCCAATTCTTCATTCACTTTAATCGTATCCCCGTACTTATCCGTAAGGTAGCAGTGTCTAATCGCATTTACGGATTTTCCAGTTCCAAATACTTTGTTTAGGCGTTGAGCAAGTTTCACGGGAGTCAATTTTTGTCCCTTTGTATCAAATAAAAGCCACTCCGTAGGATTGATAGCAATCCATTTCTTCAATATTTTGAGTAATGGAGGTGGTACTTCTAGAGTCTGCTTTCCATACAGACGGGCAGTTTTATAACTGCAAAAAGTGAGAGTTTTTTTATCCAAATAATTTAGTTTAGGGTCAATATTTTTAATTTTAAAATTGGTGTAGTCAAGGCTGCGTCTTGGTGGAATAAATAGTCCAGCAACTAAAGCGACAATGATATAGTTTTGGATATCTTGTAAATCATTCGTAGATAGTGATTCTTTTTTATAAAGAAGAGCGGCATGTTTTGCTAGGGTATCATATATTTTTTTGATTTCATCTGTCTTCATCCAACTTTGTTCCTGTGAAGGTGATTTTTCTTGGGCGGATATGTCTTCATTATATTTCTTAACGTCGGCATTCATAAGACTACGATATTTATCGTTATCAGTGATGATGACCAAAGCACTGAGAATAGTCTTCCGCTTGTTTGCAGGAAGATCCTTTAAATATTCTAGGATAGTTTTGAAGTCATCATACTTTTTGAAGTCAATGTCACGAGAATTAAATACTTTAAAATACAAACTCCGTAGTATGGAAGTATACGTAACAATGCTTGAGGCTGCGAGTGTTGGTCTCTTGTGTTTGATGTATTCAGGTAGTTCCATTATATATACTATTAAGATTATATTTTTAAATTAAAATATAAATACTATACGTTAAATGGTATATTAATCTCGGGGCTACGCCCCTCGTAGCCGAGGTCTCTCTAAGTAGGATTATTATATATGTAGACCAATAAATACGCCCCTTAACATAGATTATAAT